GTTCTCCAAGTCTAAAGAGTCGAAAGTGCCGAAAGTGATGACGATCTTGTCGATGCCGTCCTCCAGGAGAACGAAGAAGTCATCCTCCTGCAGCAGGTCGCGCCGGATGATAGGCAGGTCGGCGCCGCCGCCAGCCCCACCGAGGGCTTGCTGCACGCCGAGTCCTAGTCCTAGGCCGAGACGCATTTTAGACCCACTTGCGGTTGTAGGCGATGATCGCCCCGGAGGATACAGCCACCGAGGTGAAGACGCCCGAGATCGAGTCGCCGGCCTGAATGGTCACGCCGGATGGGAAGTTGGTGATGTTGGATGTGATGGCTCCGAGGATGGTCGTGGCGACGGCATGGATCTCCATGTAGTTGCCGGTCACAGTGCCCGCGGAGGCGTCGATGTACCGGCCACCGTATTCGCCGGCCAGTTGGCGGTTAGATCCGACATTCATAGAGTGAACTTCTGACTACTGCGTTTTGTGCCACCGCTCCATCCAACCTGCAAGCGTGTAGCCCCGCAGCGCACTCGCACCTCGGGGTTATCCCGCTCAACCTCGTTCAAAAATTGGGAATCCTTCCAACAGTCGTATCCAAGTTTGGCTCCCCAGGCGTGGTAGAGTGTCGGGTCGATGCGCATCCGTAGGCGGCCGATGCCGTCGATGCTGCGACGGTCAACCTGCGAGTCCTTGGCGATGCGTTGCTGATGGATGCCGGCCTTCACCCACTCCTTAGAGATCCCGGATTGGAACTCTTTGATGACGGCGCGGCGCAGTTCGCCGGGTAGGTCGTCGAGAGCGTTGGCGATGACGGACGTTACGGAATTGTGAGCCATGAGAAAGGAAAGAGGGGGAGGCCCCGAAAGGCCTCCCCATTAAGATTAGACTAGCTTGCGCCGTTGAAGAAGCCAAACCCGCTCGGGTTCTTCACCACGAGACCGGCAATGGCCTCAACGAGGCGGGCAGGGCCGCCGCCGGCGTCAGGCAGGTTTTTGACCTGGGGCAGTTTGGCGTAGCGAACCTCGACCATGTCCATGGGGATGACGTAGCCCTTGAAGGCCTGGGCGGTGAGCGAGGTGCTGGTTTTACCCCCCAAAAACGTTGAAGGATGTAAAATTAGCCGTCCAAAATCTCCTTCAAAAAGATCGATCGACGCCTTGAAAGTATCGGAACCGAGATCCTGATTGAAGGTGCGGACGCTGGTAGCAGCAATGGTGCTGCTGTTCGCGGTCGTAGTGGTGCCACTGGCCGTGAGGTTGGTGAACGCACGCTTGAGCGTGGTGCCCAGGATACAATCGTAGTCGCGGAACGTGCCGGTGGCGCTGTAGATAGCGGTCAGCACGTTCTGGGCGGTGGCCTCAACGAATGAGGCGCTGGCGGTGGTGTCGACCGCGCCGGAGGCCGGCAGGAAGGGCGAACCGGAAGCGCACGCGCCGATGTTGGATGCGTTGGTGCTGTTGAGCCAGTTGCCCATCGAGCCGGTCAGGTACGGGTTCGTACCGTTGTCGGCCTGAGCGGCTTGGTTGGTGCACAGGAAGGTCGACTCCATGTCGCGCTTGATCTCAACGAGCTTCTTGGCGATGCCGTTGGCCAACTCATCGGTCACACCAGCGACGTCCTGGGTCTCGGCGATGAAACCGATGCGCAGGTCCCGGCGGAAAGCCTGGCCGTAGTTGTTCAGACGGGTCCGGTTGACCACCGGGTTCGAGGCGCTGGCAACGGTCACATCAGTGCCGTCGACCACGCCGGCAAGCACGGGGGCGCCATAGTTGTCGACCTGCCAAGAGAACTGCATATTGCCGATGTCACGGCCCTTCGGGGCCATGGACACGAACGGGGTCGACTTGGCGTCGACGATGGCGATGTAGTCCGCCAGATCTTCGCGGGCGGACGAGGTTGAAGCGAGCGGCACAGAGCCGCCCTGGTTGGGCTGGAGTAGGGGCATGGTTTAGAGCATCCTTTTGAGTACTTGGGCTAATTCGGTGGTCGTCCCGGACTTTCTGAACTGCGACTTGGCAGCATCCAGACCGACCTTGGCCGCATCCTTCTTTGCAGGGATTGCGGTGGGTCGACCAGGCTGACTGGGTGCCTTAACCAGTGGGCGGGTGGCAGATGGCTTGCCCTTGGCGGACTCCTGAGCCAGACGCAACTTGCGCCCGGCAATGAAGTCACCGACCAGCACCTGGTACTCCGGCAGTGAGGCAATCTGCGGCAATTGCCGCAGGACGGCCTGCGCTTCGGTGTACTCGGCAGCCGAACGGTCTTTCCACCATGGGTAGAGCGTCTCGGCGATAGGTTTGATCTGCTGGTAGTTCTGCAGGAAGCGGGCTCTGGATGGGATGTGCAGGTCTATGGCGTCTTCTACACGCCGTTTGATCTGCTTCACATCGTCTGAGCTGTACTCCTTGCCCTCTACTTCGCAGCCATCAATGTTGTCCTCGCACCACCGCTTCAAATTCCGGGCTTTGCTCCACTCATCGTTGAGTTTCGACACTTCCCAGACATCCGAAAACGGGTCTGCAGCGGACTGCATTGAGGTTGGCCTGTCGTTGGTCTGCTCCAGCTTGGTCTTGGCGTCGTTGAGCTCCCGCTCGAGCGACTCGGCCTTCTCTAGCGCCTCTTTCTTCTGGCGCGTGAGCTTGTCGATGCGTTTGCGGTAACCCAGCGAATCCTCGTCGCTGTTCTCTTCGGTCTCGGAAAGAACCTCCTGCTCAGGCGACTCGGCCTGAGCGTCCGTTTGTTCTGCGGTCGGATCCGCATCCTCGGCCTGATCGTCCACGGAAGTGGCTTCCGGCTCCGGCGCTTGTCGCTCGACGGCTGACGCCTTGTCTTCCTCCCCGCTGAATCGTGTCTTCAGTAGCTTGGCCAACGCCGATTCGTCGAACTGCATCGGGTTGATTGGGGGCTGTGCCGTGTTTTGGGCAGGTTTCGCTTCCTGTGTATTCGTCGGGATGTCCATGCTTTTAGACCCTGCAAGCCGGGTGTGCTGCAACCATGGTTGTTAAGGCCAACCAAGAAGCCGTTGTGTGAGTGAGAGCCTAGAACTGACCAGAAGTCAATTCCCTCCCGTTTCTTAACGCACTTATTTGTGCGATGAGATCCTTGATCGCGGCTGCCCGGCCTGCGTTGTAGGCACGGTCCTCCGCGGAAAGTGATGGGAGGATGGCCATTAGCACCTCGTCCCGTAGCGTGTCGTCGATGACCTGGCCCATGGCCTTGAGCACCGGGTGCTCCTCGGACACTGAGAGAGCCTCCGAGAGTTGTTCGTCGGTCAGTTTCATTGTTGGACTCCGAGGCGGCCGGTGATGGCGTTCTGCTGCTGCTGGACGCTGAACTGCAGGTTCTCAATGTACTTCTGCAGGTTGGCCTGGAAGAGCGGGTCCTGCTGAAGCTGGGCCTGGTACTTCGGGTTGGATTGCAGGACTTGCTGGCTGAATTGCAGGCGCATGGGCGCGGTGGGGTCGTTCTCGCGGAGCTGCGGCGGGTTGCCGAGGGACATAAGCGCGATCTCGTCGTTGGTCTCGTTGAACATCTTCTGCGCGGCAGGGCCCTGCTGCATCACCAGCTCGCTTGCCAGGTTGGGATCAATGGCCCGGAGGGCGACAGAGATCAGCTTGGCCCGGTCGATGACGCCGGCGGTGTCGAGAGGCAGAACCAGGGTACTGATGGCCTTGAGCTTCTCGGTGACCAGGTCGGTGCTCATCTCGCGGACGTCAAACTTGAGCATCACGTCGAAGTCCTGGATGTCGGGCGGGAGCGGCGTGGCCGAGGCCGTGATGCGCTGGATCTCGGCAGGGCCGATGTATTGCAGGGTGAGGGCCAGCACCTGGCGGAACGTTTCGGTCCAGCCGTGCAGCCAGTTGTTGATCAGGCGCTGCTGGCGCATCTGGGTGATCACCGGGGGGACTTTCTCGGTCGGGCGGCCAAAGTAGCGGTCGGTCTGGGCCTCGATGGCTGCGATAAGCTGGAAGGCTACACCGGGCTCGCGGGCGGGCGGTTGCAGGAAGCCGATCTCGCCGCGGCGAAGGACAGGGATCTGGACGGCAGGGCCGATCTTGAGGTTGCCGCCGCGGGTTTTGGGGACCTCGATGGGTGGCAGGGTGGCCAGGGACGTGTAGTCGAAGATTGAGTCGCGCTGGGCCTTCACCTCGTGCTGCCAGGTGGAGCAAACCTCGGGCACGCCGCGGCTCTCGGTGATCTGGCGGTGGATGAGCTCGGAACGCCAGATAACGAAGGGATACTGCCCGTGCGCGTAGTCTAACAAATCGAAGTAGCCCCACTTGTCGCCGACCTGGGGGCTGAAGACGGTGTAGAACACGCCCGGTATGCCGTCGGAGTCGATGGATTTCTGGTAGGCGTAGCAGACTTCTATGAGGTTCTCGCGATCGAGGATGGAGTTCTCGGCCAGGCCGACGGCGGCGTAGGTATAGGCCGAGTAGTCGCTGAAGCGGCCCATTGTGTTGATCGCTTCCTGAGCCCATTCGGCGTCCCACTTCTCGGTCTCGACCTTGTTCAGGAGCTGGGCCTCGGTCATGTAGAACCGGCGGAAGACCACTCGGGCGGACTGGATGTCGGTGGTCTCGGGCGGGAACACCAGCTCGTCGTAGGGCGCCAGGGCTGCGACCATGGGCTTGTTGGTGACCATCGTGGGGATGGGGAAGTCGCACTCGCCCTCGGTGCGCAGGTCGCGGATGGCCTTGAGGGCCCGGCGTTTGCGGAGGTTGGGGAAGGCCGAAAGAAGGAGCTCCGCGGATTGGTCGTCGGCCTCGGGGTTGGCGATGAGATTGGGCAGGTCGGCCAGGATGGAGTCCACGGGGGATTGGGCGGCCAGGGCCATGATCTGGTCCATGGTCAGGTACTGCTCGCGCTGTCCCATCTCCTGCTGCCAGGTGACGTGGACGCCGGCCCATCCGTAGGTCCAGAGGTACTGGGAGAGTAGCTCGACCTCGCGGGTAAGGTCGTTGTACATCTTCGCGTTGACCGTCCAGTCCATCAGGTTGTGCGCGGTGACGGCCTGGTCGAGCTGGCTGATGTTGGTGGGCGATACGCGGAGCATCGAGCGCCAGAAGGAGGTACTGCAGAGGTCCACGAGGCCGTTGATCACCTCGTCGGCCAGCGGGATGCGCGTGTCGGAGGCTCCGTCCCAGGGGAAAGCCGGCTTGTTACGGTTGGCATCATTCCACTTCTTGCCATCGTCGGTCTGTCCAGGCCAGCGGCAGTAGCGCACATTCTCGGCATTCTCGACACGGGCGAAGACGCCGTAGTCGGTGGCCGAGCGCCGCAGCTCCTCGGTCAGTGCGCTGACATTGGGCTCGTCGCCGACCCGTGCCATCACGTCGGTTGCCTGCTTGTAGGAATCTCCTTGCATAGTCAAATGGTTTAGTATCCGCCGCCGCCGCGGCAATCAAAGCCCCCATGGCCCACGAACGCAAGACTGGAGACCAAAAGCATCCCCAGGCAGTCGATGGGGTCCTTAGTGCAGCCCTTCTGCCCGTCGCGGCCGGTGTGCTCGGAGAGTGCGTAGGAAAGGTTGGCGCAGTCGTCGGTGATATAGAGGGATGGCTCGTTGAGCGGGGTGAGCGGCTGGGTGGCGTCGTAGGATAGGAGGCTGTTGATCGCGGAGGTGCGCTGGTCGACGGGCACGCCGGGTGCGGGTACGAAGGCCATGGGCTCGTTTAGCGGGTTTTCGGACTCGGCCAGGAGGTCGATCAGGGTCGTGCCGCCGGCCTCGGAGAGTGCGGGGGAACCGCCGGCCTTGGGGTCGATCAGGCGCATTACGGGCTCGCCGTAGCCGAGATCGGACTCGATTTGGCGGAAGAGGGCTCGGTACTCGGAGATAGACCGGCCGGCATCAAGAGTTTGGGCGGGCCCGAGCTTGCCGTCGGGCTTCTCGGAGGGCAGGGCCCACTCGCCATAGTTACTGAAGTCCGGGAACTCGCGGACTACGATGCGCTTGCCGTCCTCGTACACCAGGAGCCACAGGCAGAACCAATTCCGGGCGCCCGCCGGGTCGCACACCATGTACAGGGTGCCGCCGGAGGGCACCTTGGATGATGGGATGCAGTGGATATCGGGTCTGAAACGGGCGAAGGCCTTGCCGATGTTGTCCGAGGCCCAGCCGTAGGCACGGGTCAGGACCTGGCCCATGGGCGAGGTGACTAACTTGCTCTTCATCTCGTCGAATGGGTTGTACGGGTTGTCCTCCGAGAAGAAGAACACGGTGCGACGGTTGGTCTGGGGCTGCACCATGGTGCGGGCACATTTACCAACGGGCCACGCGGGCAGCGCTTGCTTGCCCTTGATGAGCTCGGCGTCGTCGAAGCGTGTGATGGCAGAGCCGGCGGTGAACTCCTTGTAGACACTGGCAACGCCTTCGAGGGGGGTTTGGGTCACGAGGAGCTTGCCGCGGCGCGTGATCAGCCGGTAGCGCAGTGTGTCCACCCAGGACTGCGGAACAAGCTCGTCACACCAGATCATGTCGGCCTCGCGGCCCTCGATGGTGTTCTCGGACTGGGTGTAGTTTAGGAAGTCACAGCGGCTGCCGTTGGGTAGGATGAATGATCCGTCGGTAAAGCCATTTTTGCGGCTGTAGTTCAGGTAGTGAATACGGCCCTTCTTGGTGGCCCGGAGTGCGACGGGCAGGTAGTTGTAGATGGCGGGCTGCTGGACGGTGACCGAGGTGGCGTGTGATGTGTGGCAGCAGAGCACGCTGGCGTTTTCCTTCTCGAGGAGGGTTTGCACCACGCGGCGTGCGGCCCACAGGGTTTTACCGGCGCGGTTGCCGCCGGAGATGAGGAGCTCCTGGGTGGCCTGGAACTCGGTGTTGGCGATCTCCCAGTGGTCCGGGATAAAGCCGTAGGTGTACGGGTCTGCCTTTTCAAGTAGCACGAGCTGGGTGCGCTTCTGCTTGAGCTCGAGTGCGCGGGGGTGCGAGGCGTCGACCCGGGGGATGACAGGGTGCAGGGGTTGCTCGTTCCACCAGCCGGTGTTGCAGGCGTCGGAGCAGAAGCGCTTCTGCTTGGGGCCTTCGCGGACCTTGATGATCTCGAAGGGCTTGGAGCAGGTGAGGCAAAGTGGTTGGCTCATTTATCAATATTTTTCGTTTTGGGGAACCCGTCGACTTTTACCGTCGCCGCGGAATGCCCGACCCCCTCCCCCGGGGGCCCGGGCGGCCTGGTGTCTGCCTTGTGTAACGGGGTAGGACATTGGGTCTGTCGAGGGGTGCTGACGTGCGTTTCGATCAATGTTTGCAGGGATTTGCTGCGTGTTTGAGCGTCGAAGTGAATATAACTGCTATTGTAGGCATGAGTGCCA